TCATATTTCCTCCTTTTGCTGCTTAAGTTCTTCCAATTTTGCCGCTATTTTTTTAAAATCTTCCCATGCATCCTTTTTTGCGAGCTCATTTCTCAAAAGATACGACGGATGATAGGTCGGCATAAAGTAAATGCTACCCTTTTTAGAGAACTTCCCCCTCTCACGACTTATGCTCATGTCAGGATTAATGAGATTTTTAGCGGCCACTGCGCCAAGGCATACTATTATTGCAGGCTGAACAAGCTTAACCTGCCATCTTAGGTAATCCAGGCAGGCATTGCTCTCATCCTCGAGGGGATTCCTGTTATCAGGAGGCCTGCATTTCACAATATTGGCAATATACACATCACTGCGCTTAAGCCTTATTGCCTCTATCATTTTATCCAGCAGCTGACCTGCCTTTCCCACGAATGGTCTTCCATGCATATCCTCATTGTATCCGGGACCTTCTCCAACAAACATAATATCTGCATTTTCATTTCCCTCACCAAACACCACATTTGTCCTTGTTTCCGATAATCTGCATTTGCGGCATCTTAGACAATACTTTTCAAGCTCTTCTATTGTATACATACGACACCTACAAGCTTAAGTCAATATGACAATATCCGTTAGGATTATTAAAATTGACTTAAGCCTTGATTTTCTAATTAATATTTTTATTCTGACAACATCTTGACAACATTACTCAAAACAATATATGTAATATAAAGAACAAAACATACTCGTGTTATCTGCGTATATTTTATATTTTTTTATAAAGTATTACAAGCATAAATTACTTTCTAGCATATAATAACCCAAGCTACAAATTAACATCAGCAAAAAAGCAGCCAGTACTTTGTGTGTAGTCCGCCTTTGATTTTTCCGAGGTATTCTTTTATATTATATTACTCATTGTAAAATAGCCATAAATGCACATATACAAAGAGCAGCCGACATAGCTGCTCTTACATTTATGGAGGTAAATAAGATGTTCTTTTATATTATATTACCTATCCGAAAGAGCTGTGTTAGCCTCTTTCTTCCTATCTATATTAGTTCCAATAATATTAATATTATTAAAACTAACTTGACGTCTAAGTAAATAAACATCTTTCTTGCCTCCTTATATTCGTTTTAAGTAGTATAGCCACAATTCTATTTAATATTCAAATAAAATACTCCGGATTACTCCGGAGTCAGACTTGTGCAAAAGTATTTGTTTTCTTAATGTTTTGGTTTATTGTTTACAAGAAAATCACTCTTAATGATATTATCTTCAAAGTAATTCCTTGGGAGTCCCATAATATCACATAAGTCCAATTTTGATAAAGCTATATCATCTAAAAATGTATTCTTGTCTAATATGTTATTTTCTATTAAAACTTCAAGGCATTCGTTTAACATTTGAGTTTTTTCTGGTAAATAGATATCATCTAATGGCTCTGCCGTTCTCCATCTCCTTGCACTTATTTGCTTTTGGAGACTTGTATATCTCTCTTGAGTAATGAACCCTAAGCTTAAGCACCTTCTCGTCATTGCATTGACAGATACTTTCCACCTTTTTTTTAACGGCAATAAAGAATCTAATGTAATAGTATAAACTTCATCGCCAAAAGCGTCTTCCGGTAGAAGAAATGCTGAAGCAAATTTGTTTGCTTCATCCTCAATCTCATCATTTGCAAATTTATTAGGGTCAATTCCATTATGCAAAATTAAATGTCCTATCTCATGAGCTAAATCAAATCTCGATCTAAACAAATTATTTTTATATGCATTTAATAAAATGTAAGGCGTTTTATTTTTCCATTTAGAGAAAGCATCTGTTTTATTATCGTTCAAATTTATTCTCACTACTATTATTCCATTTTTTTGTGCTACATGTGCTAAATTATTAATTGGTCCAGAGCCTAACTCCCAGTACTTTCTTAATCTCATGGCTATTCTTTCTATGTCTTCATTCGTATATCTTTCATCGCTCGATATATCTGAGATATCCGGAAAATTGGCTTCTGGCAGATTAAAGTAACTTTTAATATACCCTATAATATCATAATTAATTATCTCAATAAGTTCATTCCAAGCACTGGCGGTTTTTGCCGGAATTTTCTTTGTTCTGAAAAAAGTAATACTGTCTTCAGAATTTTGATTCATTATTATTTCTTTGCTAAAAAAATGGATGGGAAAATTCAGCGCTTCTGATATTTTTAATAAAGTACCTGGGCTCACATTCAAAGTTCCCATCTCTATCTTTGAAATAGCCTGTTTAGTGATATCTATCGACTTAGATAAATCCTCCATGGTCATTCCCCTGAGAATTCGAGCTTGTTTTATTCTTATAGGAACAATATTTTTAGTATTGCCTTTGTTATTATCGTTGTCAAAAAGATTAATTATTTTATTATTTATCATCTCCAATCACCACTTCTTCTTTATTTATGTACGTTCTCTGAACATTTTTTGTAAGTTTTTCGACAGTCATCAATCTTTGTTCATCATGGCTGATATCCTCGATACTGCTGTATATGCGTATCTTTGGTTTAACATCTTTTATGTAAAAATAACTCCTTAGAGACTCATGAGGGAATATTATTTTTACAAAATCAAATTGCTTATTAACGCTATCAAAATTTGAGTAGGCTAATACGCCATATATTTTATTTGTTTTATCAGTAGGAAAAAAGTCAAATACACTTAATTGCCCGTCTAACACTCTATTTCCTCTTGAAAGAGATTTCATGTATTGAGTTTGTCCGTCCAAAATTTCGCTTATGTCATTACATCTTTTAGGCGTCAAAATTATATTATTTATGCTTAACTCAGGTACCTTGCTACTGTGCTCTTGTCTGCATCTCACATTAAACGGGAATTTTTTTGATAAAAAAGATTCTTCGAATTGCATATTGATAAAGTGCGATAACATTCTGCCACTTATATTGCTTGAATAGCAACTGCTAAATATTAAAGGATTCCTGTCTCTGTAGTCATTAAGAGCTATTACTCCATTTTCTAAGCTTTGATAAACATACAACAAGTTTCTATCGTTAATAATGCTATCTATATGCTGTTTGGCTTCAGTTGACATATTATTCATTATTTCACCTCGTAGTTTACTTTCTATTTGTATACTATGATATGATATATTTGTATTTTTGTCAACTAAAATATATGGATGTTAGGTAAAAAAATTCCCCTGAGCATTACGCCCGGGGGAAATCTTAAACAAAAGGAGGTGATTCTCACGAACCTACTTTATAATATGCTTGTACTTAATTTTTGTTACGATATAGGGGAAACACATTTAATTCGGCGCGGAATTACTTCTTTTCCTGCATCCTCTCTGCAATAATCATGCACTGTATCATATCTTCTGTAAAATCCTATAAAGTGAATTGCCTAAAACTATTGTTTTAGTAAAGTAAATTACTTCATTGCCTCTGCCAGCTTCAGCAGCAGCGCATCTCCGTACTTATAAAATCCTAAATATTGCATTGTATTATCATCAAGTCCTGCCTTCTCTTTTACTATTTTTTCTGCTTCCTGTACTGTCACGACTTTATCCTCCAATCCCCTTTTTATATCTGAAATAAATTTATCCCAATGCGGCAGTATAAGTCTTGGGCAGTTTTTTCCGCTCCAATTCTGATGTGGCACTACCTTATCCACACTTATTCCGGTAGCCGTGATTAACTGAGCGATAAATTTTATTGCTGTTTCTTCGGATCCGTTTACCTCGGCAATTTCAATTCCTATACTTTTTCTGTTTCCGTCTCCCTGAGCTCCGTCACCTGCATGCCACGCTGATTCTGTAATAGGCAGTTCCTGGTACACCTCTCCGGGTCCCACGGTAAAGTGCCAGCTCACATAGTTGTTAACGGTATCTACATATTGACTGTTTGCCAAAGCCGATGCTCCGGGATTGCCTGTGTTATGGATTGTAATATATTCGGGCTTCATAGTATATTGAGGGCGAGCAAGCTTATTTGATACAGGGATTAAGTGCTGTATAATCTTAATCCCGTCAAGCTGAGTTATTATGCCGTCTTTAATCTGCATTTTCGTTGCCTCCTTTATCAACTATCGCTCCTGCTGCGCTATCTACCTTCTCCTTTGCCATTCCAAGCACTTTATTAAGAAACTCGGGAATTTCTATGCCGGCATGCTGTAAGTTCTGAACGTTGGAGATTAGCTCCCTCACAAGCAGCCACGCAAGCACTAAGGCAGTAAATATTATCTTACTCACAATATTAATTCCAAGGGCATTTGCAAGAATCAGCAAGGCCTTATCCAGTAAGAATGCTAAAGCTATCAACATACCATACCCCAGTTTTTTATATAACCCATCCAATACCTTTTTTAGCTCCACTTTTTCGTCTGCCCGTTTTCCTGCTGCGTAGATTCTTGTAATCAGATCCGCAAACATAACCCCTACAGTAATAAGCAAAAGAGGTGTAAATACCCCGAACATACTCGTTAAAAAAGCATACACAACTGTTAAAGCACCAATTAAGCCAGTCTTAATTTCGTTGTCTCCCATTTCATTCTCCCTTCAATTTTTAATAAAAAAAGAAACCTGTTTTCAAGTCTCTTATTGTATCGATTCTCTGAGTTCCTGCTTATCTTCATCCGTCAAATTTACATGTGTCGCCAGAATATCCTCAAGTAACTCACCACGTGCTAATTTAATTTTTATCCCTGCTATCAGTATTTTTTTCTGTATTGGTGTCATATTAAATAGCACCTCCAATCATATCAGCTATTGTTTCTGTTAGCATGTCTATATTTTCATTTGCTGATTGCAACTGAGTTTTTAGAATGGTGTTTTCAACCTTCAGGTTTTCAATCTCAAGCAGTTCTTCTGTAGCTGTGTTTTGATATTGAATTTGTTGCCATATGACTTCTTGAGCTACTTTGTCATACATGCAGTAATTAACGCTCATATGTGATGTTGTTTCAGGCGGTTCCGTGAAATCATCCACAAGAATATAGTTGCGATTTGTGGGGTTGTTTTCAATAATATCTGGTTCTGCAATTGATAGAACCCTTACTACTTGTTTGCTTGAATTTTCAATATTTATTGCTTTTTGCATATATTTATCCTCCATAAAAAATAATTGTTTATTCTATGTATTTATATATATTAAAGTTTGAGCCATTATGCGGTATAGTCACATTAGCTTTTCTTGGATTAAACACAATTAGAGCATAATCGTTGGAAGTAACCGAAATAGATTTACCTATAACATTTGTAATAGCATTCAGTACTGTTACTTTACTAAAAATTACGTCATCATCGGAAGTAACTGTTCTTGCCGTACCAATAATTATTTTAAAAAATATATAATTTACGGTTTTAGTTGCTGTTTCTACTGGTGGCAAGGAATAAGGTCTTATTTCGTAATTGTCAGATCCGTTACTACTATGCATTACTACATTGTCTAAACTTATACCCTCAATAAGTGTTCCAATTTTATCAAATATTTTTACACCATTCTTTATATTTCCTGACTGTAAATTCGCATCCCCCATAATAGTCTGAACTCCTGAAAGATACTGCATAGCTGCTATAGTCTGATTTGTTGTGCCGGGAGTGTATGTCTGAGCTGTCTTGCTTGGAATTGTTCCTGTAATTTTATTCCCGTTCACATATGCAATAACGCCACTCAGCATTTGTGCTGCCGTTGCTGTTGCATCAGCCGTAAAGTTCCCCGCTATACCTCCGACGGTAGCTCCTGTCTTTATTACGCTTGCTACGAGCCCGTTTATAACCGCTTTTATCTTGCCTAATCCATTGTGATATCCTGCGATTATTGTATATTCTTGGCCCTCTGTTGTAAGATTTTGATTTACCGCGCCTCTGTTCGGCATTGTACCTGTTATCGGGTTTCCCTGTGAAACAGCTTTCTTTCCCGAAAGCAAATCAGCAGCTACCGCATCAGTGGTCCCTACAGAAGGATCTGTTTCTATGGATTCTATATTATCAGCCATGGTTTGAAAAGTATCGCTACTGTTTGTTGGAACACCTTTGCCAGTGATTGCAGTAGCTATCTTTTGTTTTCCTTCACTGGCTGACTGAAAAGCCTGATCAGCTTTATCATGTGCGTTTTTTATCTCAGCATCAATAATATCAAAATTATTATTAATACCGTTAATATTTACATTGTCATTACCTTGCTGTTTTTCTAAATTATAATTTGGAGTATATTCTGCCACTTCCTATCACCTCACTCTTAATTGATTCCACGTATGCGCACTTGCTTCACTCCAGGTCATATGCGATATATCATTCCAGGTATTATAGGTATACTCAAAGGTGAATGCCAAGTGTGCCGGCTTGATTTCTTCTATTGTCAAAGTCAAATCCGCCATGTTTGCAGGAATCCCTTTTACGCCTACGAACTTTACAACAAAACTATAATCTTCATAGTTTTCAATTACTTTTACTTCGCCGTTGCTGTAAGAGGCTGCTACATCCTCAAGCATCTGTTTGGTTACAGTTCCTACACCTTTGGCTCTTGCTTTAATTCTCTCACGTCTGAATGCATCAGATTTTGACACATCAACAGATAGACCGTATACCTTTTCATATCGGCTTAATAAATCTGAGGCTGTACTTACAAAACACTGATCTATCGTCTTATCAAAATTAGATGCAAGCTTATTTATTTTCCCACTGAGTATTTCCTGCAATTCTTTCATGGTGTCGTTCTTATCATACACAGGAGGCAATAAATTCATTAAATTCATAAGCTCACCTCCGTCAAAGCAATTGTACCAAGAATAGGCATCTCCATTTCACCTATCGCTATGTTTGCTGTTCCGCCATTCAATTGTAGGCTATTATAATCCGCAACACCGGGAACAGACAAAAGCAGACTTCCTATCTTGGCATAACTCACGCTGTATGTCTCAAATACCAATTCCTTTAAATAACCTGCAACCGCTTCAGTAAATGAACTCAATATACTGTCATATAAAACTGTCCCATCAAGCAAAATATTGGCTGTTATATTAATTGTTTTGCCCTCTGGGCTGCCTACTGTCACAGATGTGCCTATTGGCCTTACGGTTTCAATATAATTGTATACTGGCACTTCCAAAGTATCATCAATCTCCATCTCGCTGTTTACAACAATTATTTTTACCGTGCCATTACCGTTCCAAAGCGGAAATACCTTCGCATCACCAACCCCGGGCACTTGCATTGCCCATTCTCTGTAGTTAAAGGCGTTGCCACTCGTGGACGGCCTTTGAAGATATGCGTAAAATCTCGTCCGCAAATTATCGTCCGATTCGGTGTTCTGTCCGGAAGCGATTATGTCTGTCAATGTTGCAGTAATTCCGGAGATATTATCAATGTTTTCAAGTGCTCCGGTATATGTATTCCCTATCTCTCCATATTGCTCACAAACAGCTTTATATGTATTAACTGATACAGTCTCCGTGATTTTATAAGATGTATCATTTAACCCCCATCTGCTGCCTATAGGAACGATGCCTGTTGTAGTAATCTTTCTCACCGCTTTTATGGAGGGCTTGCGGGAAAGTCCATAATCAGCAACTACTCTATCAAGATATTCTCCTACTGCAGTATCACCTGATACAAGGTCAATGAAATTACTAAGGTTAAAATATGTTTGTGCCAATTGATAAGCACATGGAGCAAGAGCATCATATATAACAGAACCTTCCCTTTTATCCACATCACTTGTAACTCCGCTTAACATATCATTCAATATGTTTTCGTATGTCATGTTCTCAAACATTATACGCTCACCTCCCGCGATATATTTAGAATCCCATAAATACTCTGCACATCAAATGTACAATCTAAAATCTCTCCCTTTTCTTGAAACTGAAAATTATCAACACTTGTAATTCTTTCATCCTGAAGCAGGCATTCTCGGACTCTTCTTTTCAGCTCAATTTTCACATAATCCTTATCCTTGCCTATAAGACTTTCAAGTTCTATTCCATAATAAAAGCTATATATTGGATACTCATATTTTTCTGTACTGAGTATCTTATATATAGCTTGCTTTAATGCTTTTAATTCATCTATGAACCCCTGAAGCTTTGATTCTGTCATCTTATATGTTTTAGAGGGTTCATCTTTGTTTTCCAGTATCAAATCAGCTGTTATTAAGCTTTCCGGAATCATTCAGCAATCACCTCCAAAATGTAAAATTGCTGACCGCCATGATTTCTTAACAATCGAACTTTACGGCCAGTTAGTAAAGAACTTTTTGAGTTACCGACAGCCAATTCAAATGGTATGATTAATTTATCGCTTATCTTAATACCCTCGTCTGTTACCGTGCCGATTAGAAAACTGCATAGTTTGGCATTGTTCAAATAGTTCTGAACTATAGTTTTAATTTCATTTATCATATTGCCACCTCCATAGTCATGGTATGAACAGGCAGAAAATTATGGGTAACGGAGCGAACTATAAGCCTTTTATTAAGCTCTATGTCCTCAATGCTTCCGTAAAAACTGCTTCCGGCTCTTATTCTTACATCTCCCAAGCATTCAAGGCTCAATGTTTCAATTTCTCTATTATATAGTTTCAGTAATGCATCAGCCTTCGACCTCGCTTGTGCAGGATTATGATTCTTTTCAAGAACTTCATAGTATTGTAATAGTCCGTACCTTTCAATTGATGAGCTGTCATACGGCATATATACATCTACTCTCTTTGTCGTTTCGTTTTCGCTAACAAGCTTTATCTGATTATAAAATTCATCATCGATAGATTTTTCATAGGAATAATCATAGCAAGAATTTTTATCACCCAAAACAAGCTCAAGCTGAAGCTCTGTAAGATTACGAATGGAAACTTCGCCGAATTCATCTCTTAAAGAATACCACTCTCCATTATTCGTCAGGGTTTCATTTATACCGTCATAGATTATGTCAAGCCAGGTCTTATTGTCCTGAGGATTCGTAGCAAGTATATAACCCGTATCAGTCAGATTTCCGGTTTTCCGGTTAAAGTACAAACACATTTTTTTAACCAAGTCTGTAAGAGTGTTATTTTTGACCATTATTGAATCTTTAGCTTTACAATACCGTAATTGGTCATATGCTGTAACGGATATTTCTTTTTTCTTATTCTGACCATGCTTAAATACGTAGCCGAAAAAGATATTATTATTATCGTACTTAAATCTTACACAGCTACCATTTTGAATCCTTAAATCATCATCAATATATGAAAATTCAAGCTTGCTGCACCCGTCATTAAGCTTATCTGTGTAAGATACTTCTTTTATCAATTCGCTGATTTCATAAATTTCACCATTTGTCTCAACTAAAAATTCAATCATGGTATAGTCAACACCTGCCCTGGATAGATTAAAGACGGATTTTTAATTTTATCTTTGTTTGCTTCAACAATCTTAGTGAATTTGCTACCGTCGCCGTAATATTTTTTTGCTATAGACCACAGATTATCTCCGCTTATAACCGTATAGCTGCCTGTACTTTTAGGATTTACCTGAGCCGGTTGAGATTTAGGCAAAGTATTAATTACTACGCCCTTTTGAATAAGAACCTGTTTTTTGCTAAACTCCCTATATTCAATTAGGCTAAAAGCAACATATTTGTCCCCTTCCTCTCCTGCCTTTTCTGTTATCTTTAATCCCTCAATAAGAACAAGAGAATTAATATCTTCTCCTATTCCGTTGCTGGCTATAAACCTTACTGGCTTCAGTGATTTTCTCCACTCATCAAAAAGCTTCAAATAGAAATCGGCATCTTTGAAATTACCCGAAGTTTCCGCATAATGGCGCACACTATGCGGGAGTTCGGCTTCAAAATCATATTTATTAAGTTCCATATAAGACGGTACAACAATTTGTCCTAACCTTAGTATCTCATATCTTTCATTGGCTTGCAGGGAGGATGTTTCTATTTGTTCAGGATTAACTGGAAGCCTGTATGTAGCATTGTTATAATCAAAGAATACTGCATAACTCATTAACTGTACGCCCCCTCTGCCGCGGTTGCAATTTCTTCCTGGAGTATTCTTCTTATTCTTCCAGCAACCTTATTTGCATCTGCTGTTTCGTGAACGTCACCAAATGTCACCTGTATAGCGGGAGCAAGTGTCGCTGTGCTGAATTTATTGATATAATCTCTCTCTGCAATATCTCTTAAATATTTCAGGTCCTCATCTGCCATATTAACCTTTACGCCACCATTTGCACCTGTTCCAACTACAGTCATTGGAGCGTTTCCAAAATCGCTAAAATCGTAACCCGAGTTTATTCCTGCGGCTCTATCTGCAGCATTTTGCTTTGCTATATCTATTTCTAATTGCCTTGTAGAATTCCTCATCTTAGCATCGTACTTTGCATTTTCCAGAGAGTTGAATAATGCGTTTTGCTTTGTTTCAAATTCTATTTTAGCTGTTGTTCCAAATGTTAAATAATCTATTGTATCAAATGCAACACCAGGTATCTTATTTAAAGCAGTAATAAAGCTGTTTATTACATCAATACCCCCATTTGCCATGGTCTCCAAATCAGCCAGTGCATTTGCTTTTAAACTACCGAAGACATTACTTGCAGTAACCCCCATCGAAAATATGCCTAATCCAATCTGATCCAAAACTGTGAAAGTCTTATCCTTTACGATCAACCATGCAATTTCTAACCCTCCTACAGCTTGAACCCATTTAGCTATACCAACAACGACAAGACCAATTCCAAATGCAACCCATGTTAATGGGTTAGCTAACAGTGTGCCAATTAATCCTTTATTTGCAATATCTGCTATTGTAGTAGCCAATGTGAATGCCGTCATACCGGCCGCTGCACCATAAAATATTGGAATAATACTATTCCAATTATCTCCTATAAATTGTGCCCCTTTTGAAACAATCTGAATTATGCCTTCAAAATCCTGTAATGCAACATTTTTAATCTTATTCCAAGAATCCGCAAAAGTCATTGGCATAGTTGCAAACTTCGCGTTAATATCATCAGTAGCCATAAACATGGCGTTTTTAATGACATCTGAAGTAATAACTCCGTCTGCTGACATTTCTTTCAAATCACCTTTTGATTTACCTGTAAACTTTGCAACTGCATCGGCAATCATCGGAGCGTTCTCCATAATGGAACGGAATTCATCGCCCTGAAGTCTTCCAGAAGACATAGCTTGAGTAAGCTGCAGCAGTGCCGATGATTGTTCGGTTGAACTCGCACCGCCTATCTTGAATGATTTTTGAACCAATTCCGTAAAAGCTATAAGCTCATCGTTAGATTTGAAGTTTTCTCCGGCCAGTATTCCCATCTTGGATATAGCTCTCGCCATATCAGTATAAGCACCTTTTGACCGACCTGCTGCAGCAAATATTTTATCTTGAAGGTCTAACTGAGTTTGCAATCCGTCATTAATAAGATTTAATCTTGCAGCAGTGTTTGTAAATTCGTCTGTTACGTCAATACCCTTCTTAATAGCTGCAAGACTGATTAACGATTTAACCATCTTATCTATTCCAGAACCAGCTCTTCCTGCACTTGCACCGGTAGCCTCAAGCTTCTTATTAAATTTATCCGTCTGACCGCTCGCTCTTAATATTTTATCTACGGCTTGGTCTGTTTTTCTATTTATCTTGTCAATTGTTGAAGAATAACCATCAAATAATTTGAATATCGTTTTTAGTGTCGCCATCTTCTTTTTCCTCCTTTCTGCTTTAATTTATCCGCTCCCTTTTTCTCAGCCTCGGCACGGATTTGTATACTCGCATAAATAAACGCCCTTTCCTTCTGTGACATTTCATTAATAGTAGAAGGAAGGATATGAAGTTTCTGCAGGGCAAAGTGCGCAAGATTAAACTCGGCATCGCCCTGCTCTATTCGTTTTTTACCTCTTCAATATCCTCGTTTATGTCAACATCAAGACCGCCTAAATTCTGAACAGCTTGAGACAGCTCGGCATACTCACCCACGTACAACATTTTCTGCAATAGCGCAGACTCGCCAAGCACGCCATAAGATTTTTGTAACTCAGCACTTTTCAAGTCAGGGAATACAACAGCGCTTGCTGTAAGCGCAGACACATACTCCGTTCTATCAAAAGTTTCAACACCCTTTTTATCTCTCTTGGTAAACCTTTTAATTATTTGCTTGTTTTCTTCTTGAGAAATAGGTCGGATAACAAATGGCACTGGCTTTCCATTTTCTATAAATCTATTTGATACAATAACCTCCTGATTTTCTACTTTAACAGGATTTAAAAATGCATTTAATGAACTCATGTAATCATTCCTTTCTTTTTTGTATTAAAAAAGCACCCTTTCGAGTGCTTAAAACAGTGTCCTAACAAGAGTTTTGTATATTTTATCGTCTACCTCCAATAAACTCTTATTCCCATCTTTAAATTGAACAGCGACCTGGTATGACCCCTTGCTTTTTGCAGACAACGCTCCGCCTATCATGCCTACTGGACCCAACAATACTCCGCCCACTATGCCTCGGCCCACTCCGCTTGCTGCGCTTTTACGGTGCTCGTCAGTTATTACTTCATAGGATTCAACAGTATCTTTATTTAGCTTAATCTTTTTTAACCCTCTATTCAGTGTAACTCCACCAAAGCCTAAATTTACTGCCCAGCCTGTGTACTCTCCGGCAGCTACTCGACTAATCATCCTTGTATCTCCCCTTGTCGTTTTTGATTACATTATAACAAGAAGCAACAAGAATTACCAGTATTATCTATAATTTTCCGGCAAATTGAAGTAGCTCAACCCTTCTATATCATCAAAGGTGAAATCAGTATCAATTGTTATAGGGTCGTCCGACTGGTCATCAAGCGTAGTAACAGGAATTGTGGATAGCAACACATTCAGTAAAACAACTTCCTGCGTACCGATTGTTGACTGTTCGTCTTCGTTTCTGACCTGAATCTTTATTCCGCCATAAGAACCGTTTTTTATGTACGCCAAGGCAAGCTTGAGCATGTCGCTGTTCATGAAGTACATAGTCATACTTCCTGTGCCTTCTGCACCTGTGACCTTGTGTTGTGTCATCCTATGACCTAACATTCGCCTTGCTTGTACATTTAATTCTAATTGTGCAGATAGACTTGATATTTCAAATAGTTCTCTGTTTGTGCCATTTATGGTTATAAAGGCTTTGCCTTCTTTTGACGATATAGTATCTTGTAATCTTGTATAATTATTTGCCATGAATTAACCTCCTTCCTTATGCTAAATTGACAGTAATGTAAATCTTCTCAACACTGTCAACAGGCTGAATATAACAATCAATTACAACTGCATCCGAATCAGTTCCTGAGGAAACAGTTACATCTTCAGCTGTAAAATTCTGAATTGCATTAAGTCTCTGCAACTCATTGAAATACTCAATCAATGTTGCACGGAGCAGTGACCTTCCGGTAGCATTATTATTAACTTTGCCTATGTAATTGGACTCGAATATTTCAACGATATCATTGTTTATACCGTCCAAGGTCCTTATAATACGGTTCTTCTTGAACACCTTACCTTTATTAGCCACTTCGGTAGTAAGGGAATTTATATCATACACCGCTGTAACATTTTGAGCAGTATCAACCTTGAAAATAAATTTACCGGCAGTAATAGCTGCTTCCATTTCTGTTTTTGTCATGCGAGGCACTACATCAATAGCACCGACGTATTTTTGACCTGTATTTGATTTGCTTACGCTGGCCCCTGCTGTAATACCCGCAACCCACGCCGTCACTTGTGCAACTGTAAGCGGGGTTCCACCATACAATTTAATTCCCTGCGAAACATTTATGACCGATTCTGAATCTGCGACATAATTTGCAAATACGCCTTGTATTTTAACTCCCTCATCTTCACGCATAGCATTAATCCATGCTGTTATGGTTGACTTATTTGCATCATAGCCTGTTCCATCATAAGGGTATGCTAATGTGTTAAAGCGAACCGTTCTAAGTGCTGTCAATGCATTTTCGATATCTTCTGCACCATGATCATTGCCTAAATTATAAACAAGTACAGTCTTTGCACCTTTTAGAGCTTCATTTACCAGCAATTTATCAGCTGCTGTTATTTCCTCGGGGTAATCATTCTCTGTTGCTGTGACTGTATATATTTCTCCCGAGGTGCCTACGCTCATTTCCTGTAAAAGGACCACTGTTCCCCTGCTGCCTGGAGTTATCGACAACGGAGCATTGGTAAGGAAATTAATATATGCGCCCGGTAGTATTTTGTTTTGACTTTCCCATGTTCCTCCCATTCTTCAACCTTCTTTCTTAAATATTTGTATTTGTTTGCTGCTTCTGCATTTTATCAGATACCTCTTCTTTGATTTCAGAGAATTGAATATCAAATGTAAAATGCAATACATTATCCGTTATATTTGATTGCTTATTAAAAACTCTGAAACTGCCTATCAGGTCAAAGCCCCTGAATAGTGTCATCTGCACTTTCTGACATTCTTCTTTTATCTCTGTAACTCTTTTATTACTGAAATAAGCAACATCAAATGATATAAGGCTCTTGAATTTGCTGTTCAGCCTCTTGCTATAGTCCTGGTCTGTGAGAGATATTAGAAAGGATGGTTTCTTAAAGTTCTGGGGAATATCTTCATCATAAATCTTGTACCCCGGATATAATTCAATAAGCTTATCTACAATAGCCTGTTTTGTATTATTTATCATGCTTTCTGTTCACCCTTTCAACTTCTTTTCGGAAAGCTTCAATGAGAGTCTTATCAATCTTGTGAACTGTTCTTTCAAGCATAAACTGCCCTTTTACCCAACCTACAGTTTCCCCTGACTTATTGACTATTCTGTGGCCGTAATTAACATAAGAGGAATAATCAGCTGTGTTAATAAGCGTTTTTGTGACTTCGCCCTTGCTAGATTTAACGGCCGGAGTAGCACGCCAGCTCCTACGCATATGACCGGATATTACATTCGTCAATTCTTTGGCTTCCTTAACTCCCTCATTTACAGCCTTATTAAGTACTGTTACATCAATACCTGAAATATCATCAAGCATAGATTTTAATTCTTTTCGGAACTTATCAATCTCTGCCTTATTGCGTCGGTAGTTGCTGCTTGAACTATGACTCATGCCTCATCACTCCGCTTCACAGAAAATTCCATGTGATCTGTATATGGAAATCCTTCGCCAACCGATAGCTCAATTTGCTTGCCGTTTCTTTGAGTAACAATAACCCTGTCGCCTTCTTTCAGGTCCGCGTCGATATCACAAAACAGGGTGTGAGAGTTTATCAAAGTGGGGACCCCTTCATTTCCTGTGTCATTCAATGAAGCTTTGCTGTAATGGCATTTAACTTTTGGATGTAGTAATTCCTCTTTGTTCTTTGTAACTCCATTTTCCGTGTGCTCAACCCACCTGTATATGTCCATCGTATCTCTCCACAGTCTTTTTAGAGCACTCATTTCCTTGTCCTCCTAAAAGCCTGCAGTGTTTTCTTATCCCTATCAGACAGCCCGTAGATTGTTTCTTTTGAGGTATTTTCATCAACATTGTATGTTATTGACGTGTCACCCTCTTTGATTGATTTAACGTCAAATACAGAGCCTGTACCATTCTCCGTTTCATAGTCTATAATGCTTTTAACCTTTTTTCGGATATATGGTTCAACCTCATCCGGCAACTCAGCCAAGTTACAATAATTCATAACATCCTGAATCACATCAGAAATAATAAGATTCTTTGTATCGTCGTTAATTTTCAGGTTTTCTTTAACCTTTGCAATTAATTCATCAGTTGACATTTTATCAACTCCTTTAAAAAAGGGAGCCGATTTTACTCAGCACCCTCTAATTCTGTATTTTCATTTTCATCTATGCTATCCTCTTCAGACTTTTCAGATTCTAATGTTTTCACCAGTTCAATAAGATCTTGTTTCTTTGATTTAGGATCATATTCTATTCCCTTTTCATCCAGTAAAGTTTTTAAATCTTTAACTGTCCTTTCATCAGGAATAGCAGCTTTCTTAAGTTCGCCTTCGAATTTATAACCTGCATTACTCAATTTTTCTGCTATATCTATGTCTTCGGTTTCAAATTCTCCGTCTTTAAATTTACAAAGGATGCAATTTTTTTTTGCATCCCACACAATTCCGTTGCCTTTAAACTTCATCATACTATCAGCCTCCCCTATTAAGCAGTTGTCAATCCTGTAATAGTTCCATGCATGAATCCAGGTCCATGATCTAATCCAAACTTACCGTAAATTTGACCATCTTCAGATGCCCCAACCTTGGAAAGTTCCTCGTAGAAGAAATTACCTTTCTGTGGAACTGGTTGGAACACTGGAGCCATAACTGACATTTCAGTTGCTAACACAGCACTTTGTGGCATAAATCTGTTTAAAGAAATACCTATGTTTCCAAAGTCGGTTTCAATTTGTTGGATATTTGTACCGCCAATATTTCTATCTGCAGGCGCAATAGAGAACAAAGAGGTAATTATTTGCTTCTGGAAGCTATTAGTCCACAAAACCATATTAGAGAATATAGCTCCATTATCATACATTTCCTTAAACAAAGCATTCATCATAGCTTTAGTAAGGCTTGCAGCAGTAGCGTTATTTATATTGTTTAAGCCTGAACATAATGCTATAAGACCTCTAGTTTTATTTGCCACATTAGCAGCAGTAGCTTTCTGATAAACACCATTTATAATAGTGTATTCTATATCCCTTGCTATTTTTTCTAATGTTTTGGCAATTTGAAAGTCTTTTTCATTAGGAACATTATTTTTTTGTCCCGCAGTATTAAGACCGCTCATTCTTCCACCATTTGAAAGTTTCTCATAAGAAATAGATACCTTCTCTTGGAATATTTGAGCTACATTTGTGTTTTGCTCTCTAACAAAACCATTAGCTGCTGGGGCTGTTAAAGATGCTGTTTCTGTAATTGCTGGTTGAGCTGCAGCTGGCATTGAATATTGTGAATCTGTAGGAAATTCAAAATCTTGCGTCTGTACTCCACCAGTTAAGCCACCAATAGCGGTTAAAATAGGAGTGTTGATTGCATCTGCAGTAAATAAATCACCCGCATAATTTGGTAAATTCCATACTGTTCCTTGTCCTGTTACATTTGGCATATTTTATTCCTCGCTTTCTAAATTAAATAATTGGTTTTTAGCCGCCACCCTTTGAACAAATGGCGTTTTAGGATCATTAATAATTGCTTCAAGTTCTTGCCTTTTGCCTTTTGGCGGTTGACTTCCGCCAGTATTGTTAGGCTGCCTTCCTGAAACATTAAGTGTAAATAGATCCTTGTATGTTTCCTTGATTGTTGTGTACTGTTCATCGATACCGGTTACAGTTTCGTCTGCATTAACAACTAACTTTGTTTTATCGAATTTAGTTATCAATAAATCCGGATATTTAGTATCGGTGAGTTTTGCCTGTATTGCAGCATTTATTGTCATTTCCTTAATCTTTGCTTCAGATTGTTCCTTTGTGACTCTGTTGATGTCTTGCAAATCTTTGATAGTTTTTTCAAGTTCTTCATTACCCTTGGCCTTATCCTGCAAATCCTTCAGCTGCTTATCTCTGTCCTTAATCTGCTGTTCCAGGTCTTTCTTAGTGTCGTTCAGAGTATTAAACTCCGTCTTCGGCACCGCATTTTTCGGGAATTCTGTTTTTATAGACTCCATAAGCAACTCTACATCAAGAACTCCGTCTTTAATTGTTGCTTTTTCAAGTATTGCTCTTAACCATTCCATAATCATTCCTCCATAGATTTTTATTCCCGCTCTCCGGGTATTGGGATATAGCCGTTATTCTCCGGCTGAGTATTGGTAGTTTAGAGTCGTTCCGGACATAAAAACAAAGCATATTACTGCAATCTTTTAACCAGTAGACTCAATAAATTTTAAATCCTTAATTGGTATATCTTTCTTACTTGGGTAGCTCTTACTTCTAGCTCTGTGAGTATGAACAAAGAAGCCATCATCGTCTTTTCCGACCCCCACCCTGTACTTCTTACCATTTTTAGATATTGACTTCTGCAGGCTGAATTCGGGGTGTTTATTAATTTTCTTTGACATAATATCATCCTTTCAGACATAAAAATAAGACGTATTAACCCAACGCCTTACAGGGAGATATAAGAGCACCTCCATTTCTAATCATAATAAAAGCGCCTACTGTTTTAAAATTGTAAGTGCTCTTTACATATTTGCTATTAAGTTATTTGCTTCTTCCTCTGTAATTTCTTCGATTCTCAGCATCATATCAGAACTTCCTATACGGTCTTCGTCATATCCAATGATACGGTCCATAAGTATATTGTCAGTATCTCTTCCCCAGCCTTTTTCGGGGTGGAATATGCTACAGTCAAACATGCCGTCTTGACGACCTATAAGATTCTTATCAAGTATTTTATAATATTTCGACATACTATTTCACCCTTTCTATGTCTTTTGGTGTTTCCGTCGATTCGGATAGCTTTTTCATTTGTAACTCAATGTTAGTTTTTTCTTCTGAGCCTATAGGCAGCAATCTCCACTTTTCATAGAGTTTATGCATTTCTCCATTTTTAACGGCAAAACTTCCGGGCGTATGATACTGTAATTCAAACTTCTGCCCTTCTGGTGAAATTACTATTGTATTTATGCCGTTGTATGGATTGTTTTTATTAAGCCAATAGTTTTTTACTTCAATTGTATTATACCCTAATTCCTTATACGCATCAATAGATTTTAAAGTTTTAGATGCATATTCATCAGGATCAGATGTATAAGTGTATCTTAATATGTCTTTTATTTCATATTCATTGCCATCCGGATTATAATTACTGCGTATCTTCCTAAGGTAAGAATCCTTTCCTTTGATTCGGTACTCCAAGCCCGCTACATCCATACCAACTGATTTGGCAACATCTTTTACATGCTCAGTTATTGCCGGTTCATTTACAACAGCTCTTTCAAAATATGTCATGCCTTTTGCTTGTGCCTTTAATACGCCGTACTCATTGTCGCCAGAGTACTTTATGTTTTGGAAATCTTCAAATGTCTTAGGCAGATGCCTTGCGCCTAACTTTTCTTTGTATTCTGCAAATTGCTTCTTGTCTGCAAATCTGTTTTTCCACTTCTTTTCTGCTGCAACCGCTTCTGGGTTACTCTCAATGTATTTCTCATGCCAATCTTTATACGTAATATCGGCAGGAACCTCATAGCTTTTACCAGTTACCGGGTCCCTTGCAACTCTCTTGTTATCTGAATAATCAGAGTTCTCATAGCGTGGCGTGGTTGTTGTCCTACAAAAAATATGAAACGGTGGATAATTAACTCCCGTAACCGCTTTGGCTACATCATAAACTTCTCCATCCTCTCCTCGACAAATGTCAGAAGTTTTATGGTCCAACGTAGCAAGTATCTTATATTTTGTGACACCCTCTTCTTTGTATGCCGCCAGAGTGCCCTGCTCAATCATGAAGGCGCCCTCTGTATGCAGCAACCTGTATGCCTCAAACTTCTTAGTGTCAAATTTCTTTGCAAATTCTCCGGCCAGTGTTTGGGGATTCTTGCCTTGTATAAGCATATTTGTAATTGATTCAGTCAGTTGCTGCAGCATATGGTCCTTTTGTTTCCACAGTCTCGTTGAAAAATCAGCTCCGTTGAACGGATATTTTATAAGCTCTTCTATTGAGGTCGGGTTAATCTGTGCAAACTCTTCATGAAATCCATGATATTGGTCTACATTGAACCAAGTCTTATAATAAGCATCTGAATAAACATTTTTAAGAACTTCTTCGCCTTTATACTGATATTCTATTGCATATATCTGCTGCAACAATGCATCTATTTGTTTTTCAAGAGCCTGATACCGGGTTATTCTTGCCTTGATTGACATATTGTTGAGCTCTTGATTGTACTTGCCCATATTTTCATTTACAAGTGCAATAAACTTCTTTAAGTCTCCTATCTCTTCATTGCCGAGTGCTCTTTGTGCCGCGGTAAAAGAAAGCCCGTTCTCGGTTGCATAACGGCCATAAAATTCATTTATGATTTTCTGAATCTCTTTCTTTGACTGCTCAAATGCTTTTTCAAGGCCTTTGTAATATTCTATTACCTTCTTTTCACCAGCAAGGAATTTCTGTTCTTGCCGTTGTTCCCAGTAAGATTTATCGGGCATTACTCCTCACCATCCTCAAATGTTGGAGGTTCATCAGTCTTGCTTTCTTCTTTAATTTGGTCTATCTCGTCATCTGAGGAATCTACCCAAGGATGATTTGCAATTATAGTCCTATCAGATATTACACCTTTGCTGTTCTGACAGTCTGTTATTGCCTGGCTTTCATTGATAGCTATGTCGCGGTTAAAGACTATAGTGATTTCCTTGTCCGATACAGGTTGCCCTGTTAATTCCAAATACTTATTTATGAAATATAGGAGTTGTTCAAATGCCCATTTAAAATTATCTTCCAAGGCATTACACTTTAAATCCAACCCAGAATAAATAAACTTAAGAGCGATCCCCGATGGACTGTTTCCCAATCTGTCACTATTCTTGTCCACTCCCTGCCCAAAATCGAATATATCTTTCTTAAGCTGCTGATAATGCTTTTCTGCAGCATCAATATTTATAGTCGTTTGAATCTTATCAACCCCAGAATTTTCATCAGCATCAATTTTGATTACATGATAATAAGCCTGATCTCTGACAAATTCGCTTAAGTTTTCTCCACCGTAACCCTTGAGGATGAAGATTACATTCTTTATCTCTTCCAACAGGTTAGCTACATCAGACCTGTTCAAGTCGTAATTGTCGATAAGTGTTTTGACAAATTGCAAATCCGGCAACTCAAAATCATTGTTCTTGAATGGAACAAACGGAACCCTGCCCCAAGTACCCGGAATATTATTAACTTCAAAATGTGGCAACGTAATATTTTCGCCATCTGTATTGATGTACATCTCAGCATCAAGAATTATTTCTCCGTTGCTGCCCTGCATATAATACGCAACACCCTCGATCGTATGATATTCAGCTTTGGTTATCAATTTCTTTTCTCTGCCCTCGTATACCTCAACATTGTAGAATCGTATAAACGCCTGCAGTTCCTCGTGGTCATTATCTTTCCATATTGGAATGCATTGTTCTGATGCTATCTTCATGGATTTAAACTCGCCATTTGGATTTATGTACAGGTGTAACCAACCTACACCCTTGTTACTCGCCTCAGTTCCGAGTTGAGATAGTTTCTTTTGAAATCTCTTACCAAGAGTGTCTTGCACTACTTTTAAGTATTTTTCATCTTTACATTCTAGTGTATATGGCTTTACAAGTATGTAATTTACTTTATCATCAACCAGAGTGTGCATAAATCCATGAGCCAGCTTATTATTAGCCTTTGTTTCGTCTTCAACCGGCTGCTCGTTCTCGTATCGATACATCTTTCGGTTTAAGATATCATTCTCAACCTTATAGTACTTTTCGCCTTTAATCATCAACTGACGCTCTTTAGATACGTTAAATTCATCAATGTATATTTTGATTAATTCCGGTATTGTTAATATGTTTACATCATTTTTTATCAATCTTTTCTCACCTCATTACTTTAAGAATGTTATACCATTGCCTTTGAATAGTATTGTATAACAGAAATACCTCACGGCATCCATCGCATGATCGTGTTGCTTAACCGGCTTATCTTCGCCTTTCTCAGATGCTTTAACATCCCAGATATAAGACGTAAATTCTTGTATGGTATTCTTGCATTCAGCTGCAAATCCAATTGTTTCTTGGTTCAACAGCGTTGCTACAAATCTAATGCCGTCTAAAACATCATTCTTTGCTTTCTTTATTCGGTATCCTCGTTTCTTCAATTCAGCAATGAATGACGCTGCGCTCGGGTCTATGATTATCGCCTTTGGTTCTATATCGCCCAAGAACTCTTTTAAATCATCAGCATATTCTGTGTCTGTTTTCTGCGCCGACTCATCTCGGCCACTGTAGTAATATTCCTTTACGCAAATCCATTTGCCGGCATTATTTTTACACCATAATAAAAAAACTGTGGCGTTCTGAGTTCCATAGTCACAGCTTACATAATATGTTGTTGTAATAAGACTTTTAATATCATGGATAACATGATTAGCAGCATTAAACATGTCATATATAACACCTTCAGCTACTACCCAAAGACCTAATATGTATCGCTGATAAAATACGCCTGAATACATTGAACGGTAACGAGCTTTTATCTGTTCTGATAAACTCAAATTATCATCCATCGTAAAATGTAAATATATCAGGTTCTTGACATCAAGCTTATCAATCCAATTTACTTTAAACCAGTGATACGGTCCGTCAGGGTTACAGTTGAACCAGAACTTAGACCCATCCACAGAGCATCGACCAGTTGCCTGATTAACGAATGATTCCGGCATCAATGCCACTTCATCAAAGAATACTCCGGCCAGTGTGATACCTTGTATAAGGTCCTGTGACCGTTCATCTTTACCGCCAAAAATATAAAAATAGTTAGTAACATCACCTCTACTAACTATCACCAGATTATCTGCCCTGTGATCCTTTACCTTATATCCCCGGGACCTTAGCATTAGTTTAAGCCAAAACAGCACATTACGTCGGAATGAGCCGATTGTCTTGCCACACATCCCTAAGTTTTGATGTGTGAATGTCTCCATTGCCCACATAACGAAAGATAACGACATTGACAGGGTTTTACCTGAACGGATTGCTCCGTCCGCTATAATACCATCCTTGTCCTTTACTGGGGAATTAGGCAACCACCATGTAAGAACCTTAAGCTGTTTTGTTGAGAAAGGTTTAAACTTAAATATAGCCTGCTTTATTCTTCCTGCCATAAACCATCAACCTTTCCGGAAAGTGCATCAATGAAGCCGTCATCCTCTGTAGTTTCGGTTTCATCTTCTTTTGATTTTGCAATGTCAACTTTAAGCTTATTAATTCGTTGCTTCTGTTCCTCTGTAGCTAATTCCCAGTTCTTGTGCAGTAGTTCATCATATTGCTTAATCATGCCTTCCAGTGTTTTCATTGCTCGTGATTGAGCGTTAAGGAATGTCGCATGTTTATCCCATGCCTGCTGTACTTCCCATTTCTCACTGCCGCCCGTCTCACTGTAACCATCCCCGATTTTAGTTGTTGTAACATCCTGCTGGTCCTTTACATACATAAGCCGCTGCGCCCTAATTATGGCCGTATATTGTAGCTGTATGTTATCCCAAAGAATATCCAACGGATCTAATTTCTGTATTGACTTCATAATCTCTGCTGTTTCTTCCGGAAGCCACTTTGAAAAGAAGCCATGCTTCTCGGCATTCTTGTTTTCAGCTGGTGCAGCTCCGCCTTTATTACCTACCGCATTTTTATTACTCTTCGGCGCTCCTTTTTTATGCGAACGCTCGTTATTTTTATCCGAACGTTCGCTATCCCACTTATAAGTGCTCTTCCATCTTCTCACTGTTCCCGGAGGAATATTTAGTTGACTTGCAATCTCAACTAATTTCATACCGGATTGAAATAGTTTATACGCTTTGTCTGCGTTTTCATTAGGTGCTCTTGCCAAGCCTCACCACCTCATTTATGTTTGTTTTGTTTTCCCGCCCCTCACCCTATGCAATCTAATTCATATCTGCATCGTCACAATAAAAAAAGAACCCGATTAAGGATTCATCTTTATAATTCTAATAGTCCGCTTCTATTAAACAATATGTCTATACATTCGGGAGTTTCAATCTCATTATTTTTATATTTTTCGAATAATCTTAACAAAGTAATGGTTTCAATAATTAAACTTCTGTTTCTTTTAGCAAGATTAATTTGGATCTCATGCACTGGTTCTCTATCAATTAACGGCTTATTTCTTTGATGATTCATGATTAATAAAGCGCATACATCATCATTTAAACTATTTGTTTCTAGGTAGGACTGATAATGAACATCTAATTGTGATACATGTTCTGATCTAACATTTGAATTAACGCCTTTAATTTCACCAACAAAGTGTTTATTTTCTATCACAAATGCAAAATCTTCCTTTTTCTTATCTTTAAATCCAGATAAGTCGCATTGCATCATTTCTTCTAATATTTTAAAAACTACTTTTACAAGTTCATCGCCATTTGTATATAAGATAGATTTGTATTCTTTGTTTTTATTAATCAAATTCAAAGCATTATCTATGTTTTCATTCGATTCCTCTATGATTTTATTATTTTCTTCAATAATGCTTAATTGTTTATCATCATCAAACATATTAAAAGTTTTCATCCACTCAGGCTCTTCCTCCTTCTCTTCAAGTAATTTTATTTCTTTAAGAAAACTCATAACATCTTCATAAGTATCTAAATTTAAGGTTGTTAAAATAAGGTTACTAATTCCTCTAAAATCAAGCGTTGTTGCTTTTTGACTCTCCACAGAATATGTTAAAACATCGTATTGATTATTAAAATAGAACGATGCGTTAATATTGTTTTTACTGATTATTGTGCTTGTATTTTCATAATTAATTTCTACTTCTGCCACACATGGGTGAATTTCACTTAAAATGTGATATCTTAATTCATTAAGCATATCTTTTAATCTTATGCTTTTTATATAGTCATCTCCTATTGTGTGATAAAGAAAAACACAATCTTGTGGAAACTGTATAATATTAATAGATTTAGTTGCATTAATCAGCATGACACGTAAGCTTTTCAAATCATTCAAATTTTCTATAGAAGATGGATTTTTGCCATCGTTGCGCCATAGTCTTTCATCTCTTAAATCTATTATATTTATTTGAAATTCATCTAAAGACTGGGGTTTACAAATGCTTGTGAACTTAATGCTTCTGCACTCTTTAAAACCATTATTTCTCTCTCCTGAATAATTTATAATTTGAATCATTTATACTTCCCCCAACACATAATATTTTACCAATATTATAACAAGGAAACTATTTCCTGTCTACAATCATTGACAAAATATTACATACGGGTATGTTTAACTATATTAAAAAAGCAACAGATTAATTTCTGCTGCTATATATTTTTATTTTTTCAACTTTACCCAAGAGTATTTATAGCCGTTATAATTGCATTTGCCAATGTTGTTAATGTTTGTATAGTTTTAATATCGCCATTAAACTTACTAATTTTATTTAATATCTGTCTATATTTGCTTTCGGCTTCTTTTTTATTTGTTTCCTTTGCAATTGACAAAAGCTCTGTAATTACTTCGATTAATTCATCTTGATTTTCATTGCTTTTATTAATCAGTGTTACAATAGTGGTTAAATTAGCTGTATTATTTTGTATCTGTTTTAAAGTATCTATAATGTCATGGATATACGTTTCTCTTTTATCATACTCTTGTTGCGACTCTTTATTTATTTCATCTAACATATCAGAATCATATAAACTGTATGTCTGCAATTCTTTTGATATTTCTTCTATACTTTTCACGTTGTAGCCTCTTAATCTATCCATTCATTACTCCTCCTACAATATTTTACCTACATTATACTTGCTAATACCGTATATGTCTACATAAAAAGACACCGCCTGTCAGCTAAGCAGTGTCTTTGATTCTCCGACGAACTTTGGATTCCAGTAACCAGCCTTGGGCTCCTTTGCCCTACAATAGGACTTATGGATACCTCCAGGGAGTTCGCCATTTCAAGGAGGGTTCTATAATTGACTTTTAAAGTCAAGTTCGGATGATAACATAATATCACGATTTTAACCCCCACTACTATCAACTTATGCAAAATTTATTTTCGCAGCCCTCTTTCAAATGCGAATATATTCCGTGCCTTTTTTAGATATCTATATACAGTGGCTATACCTATCGGTATTTCAATGCTTGCCTTTTGCGCTTTAGTAGAAATATCACCCTTCTCAAACTCCTTATGCGGTCTATCAAAATATACCATCTCTACAGCCTGCCGCTCCCATGCGTGCAGCTGTGCCATCGTCTTCTCTACAGCCAGTATGTCCCATAACTCTGCTTGCTTCTGTCTTAAAATACCTTCAGCATACATAACAGCTTGTTCTGTTGGCTTACTGATACCTGTGCCGCCTGTTTGCTGCCTGCACTGATATTCTTCAAGCGCCTCTTGATAATATCTTTTCTCAAGGTCCTCTTTATGCGGCCTACCCATGAAGGCGTAATATCTAAATGCTTCTGTAGCATAATCTCTTATATGGTCTTTCTTCACCTTACCCCCTCCTTACGTCCTGTAATCCCTAAAATCCGTTCCTCGTTTCATATGCGCATTTATTGCTGCAGGCCTACTCCACGACCTCTGAAATGCATTCCATTCTGTACTATACTGTGTCTTTTTATCTCCGAAATCTCTATATAACTGCATAAATGGCATTGCTCCTGCTTCATAAATCTGTCGGCATCGCGCCTCATCAGCATCCATGTCCTTGCCGTAGCTTAATGCATAGCAGTAAATTTTGTTGCGGTTAAATCCTGCTTTCGCAAGCTTCTCGCAGGCCTTTTTAAACATTGGAACACTACCGTCTGTATCGCATGCAAGCCATAGTTCTTTTATCTTTAAGCTTGTTATGTTGTCTATGAAGTGATCATCGATTAAATCGGGTTCCAATCCACCCTTGAAACAAATGCCTTTCTGTGTCCTCAGCATATCAAATACTTTTTCTTTGTGCTGTCTGCTTGCTTGCAGAAAATTATTATCCTGAATAACATTACCCTGGTATATAGGCAGCTCCCGGAGCTTGCCTTCCTGCTTCGGTACTATGCACCATGGGCAGTTATTATTGCATCCACGGGTTGTAAAAATAATATTTGACTTAATGTACATGCCCTGAATAAAGTCGTCTACTGGGCTGTTGAAAGCCACTCCGCCAAGTTTCACAGGCTTGTTTGTTCTACCTTCCCACTGGAAGGCTAAATCCTCTGCGTATTTTCTATCCCATGTGAATGTACAGCATATATGCACTTCGTCATGTTCAGGAATTTCAAAAGGCGGCATACCTATAAATACATAATCATCAGTGGGCGTATAGCTTGTGCGTTCAGGAAATACACGGATAATTTTCATCGATAGACCTTCCCCGTCTTTTTATCCCTGATATGTATTCTGTTTTCCACTCCCATCCCCCACAAACCGAGCAGATTCTTTACAATCTTTATCGCTTGGTGTACTTGCTTGTCCCGATTCTTATTGTCGCTTAAAATCGATTTTAAAGCCTCGCCCATTGTTGGGTCATGATAGCCACTGCCGTTTGTACTTAATTCTTTGCTTTTCATAACAATCACCTCAGCGTCTCATAAATTTTCTTCTTCTCATTGTACTTAACCGACACCGGAGCACCGCATTCAATGCAATTTACATCCGTGATCTCGTCAGTGATATTAGTATGATATACCGATGTGTTACCACATTTGCAGTTTAAGTACAGTTTCACAGCCGTATTCTCAAGCTCTGTTGTTTCGCCACAATCAGAGCAGAAATATTTATTTATCTTTTCTTTTGTGCAAAACGCTTTGACCTTTCCGCAATGCTCGCATTCCATCAACAAGAATCCCTTATATCCTGATTCATCCACGGGTTCTGTTTTCGGTGGTTGTGGTTTTTCCACCGGCACCGGAGGAATCTTCGGAACCTGCTTAACCTGGCTTGAGACAATTGCACTGTCTGCTTTAAAACCGTATATTGTTTGTATTATTCGCCTGAACAACATGCCCTCTTGCTCCGGTGTAAGACTTTTTAAATTTAATTCCCTGTCGTCAGTTTTTATTAATAAACTCATATTTCTACCTCCCACAATCTTTGTTTTCCTTTCGCCGGCACAGGTTCCGGAAGCATTTGTACATTTGCCAGTTCCCATGCATATCGGCCTGGTGTCCAATCACCGAATAACATTTCTTGCTTTGATGGCAATATGTATCGTAAACCATTTGAATGTTGTGATTCTGCTGAAGCACATATTCCGAAGTCAGAATGGTGTGATATATGCATACAGCTAACAAGTTCGGCTGTTGCTATAATGCAACCCTGGACACTTGCAAGTCTCTTTTGTATACCACCATCAGCTTCATACGCTCTGCGAAATGTATTAAATACAGAGATAACAACTTCAGGAGGCAATGTATTCATCATTCTATAAATATCTTTCTTTGCCACATGTATCGCAATCGGACCCCTATAATTCGTTGCCCAACTCCGTGTTTCATATTTCTTTGCACCACAGGCTATCAAGGACGCCCACGGCTGCCATATTGTTATTGCTTTCATTCCATTCCCTCTCTTTCAATAATAATTTCCTTCATGCTTTCCAACGCTTGATTTATTACATTATAAGCAGTTTCGCCAATTATTCCGCCTTGATATATGTCGTTAAGCATGGACTCCGCTGCTTCGTATTGGCTTTGATACGATTCTATTTTTGTTCTATTCATCCTCTCACCCCACTCTCACACAGTCAGCTTTTTTGACAGGATAACTGGTGTATTCCACTATAACAATTCTTTCGTATGAGAATGTACTTCCACAGTTACTGCATATCTCTTCGTCCTCATCGTCGGAGCATTCCCAACTGTCTTGATTCTCGTAACCGCAGTAAGGGCAAATAATGTTATCTTTAAATTCCTGCTCCTCTGCCTCTTCATCATTTACAAATACGTCCTGATTGTCAAATTTATCAGCTATCCCCCATATAGGTAGTCCACCATTGCTCATACTCTCATATCTAATAGAACACATTGAATAAGCGGTATTGTTAATTATTATTGGCTCAGATATATCAATTTTTTTATCTGTTTCAATCAATGGCCTTATTCCGTCATCTTCGGGTGTTGCATCACCTTCATAATCCCATGAGCGTTTATTCCCTAATGATTTGCTATCGAATATTTTCATTTCAAACCTCCATCAAATCATTGATGCTTACTTGTTTTTTATAATTTTCTAACCGTTTATTTGCCAATTCATAAAGAAATCTATCCTTTTCATAACCCAGATAATCATATCCCATTTGATAGCATGCAATTAAACTTGATGCACTCCCCACATGAGTGTCTATTATTTTATAACCTGGCTTCGCAAACTTTTTAAGCAGCTCTATGTAAACGGGTATAGGTTTTTGTACCGGATGAATCTTCTTTTCCTTATTCGCGCCACCTGTATTTGAATATTTGATTTTGAATGCCGGACAGTCGAAGGAAGTCCATATTAACTCAAACTGACTGAAATTTTCCCATGGCTGGCACTTGTCCCAAAATCCGATACCTCTTGTTGGCGGTAGATTAAAGTAATTCCCCCCCCATATGATTTGGTTCTGTGATATGCGGAATAGTTCTTCAAAGTATTCAGGCGGTGGCGGTTCGAAATCCCAATCACAATTCATTGTATTTAGAGCTCTGCTTTTTAATTTTCCTGCTCCTTGATTCAATCTGCCTTTTCTTAATTTATCTGCAGTACTCTCTCCTGGATAACCGTCACCCTTTCGAGTCTTGTGCGTACCCATGCTCATTTTAGGAGCGTTTATGCCGTATGGAGGATCAACGATAGCCAACTCAAAATATTTATCCGGGATTTGTTTCATGCCTTCCATGCAATCAAGATTGTAGAATTTATTTAATTCCACCCTACACCTCCCTAAACACAACCGGATGCAGCCATTTCATTAGTTTGCGCTTTATAATATAATCCTTAGTTTTAAAGCCTTTCGTATCTTCAACAACAGTGTTGCCGTTCTCTATGTAAACAAAATCTGCTATATACTTAACTGCATTTTCGTCTGGCTGTGACGGTATCAACTCAAACGGTACTTGCAATTTAAGGTCTTCAATAACTCCTGCCTTTTCAAGAAGCTTAAGCTCACCGTACCGCTCAGCCTCTTTCTTGCTGTCGAACGGAATACCGTCGACAATAGTCTTTTCATTCCCGTATTTATTTTTCTTCTGAGTTTTGAGATAATCTTCAATACTCATTCGCTCAGTTTTCACCAGTTGCACCTCCTTTGAGTTTTTCAAGTTTTTTCTCAGCTTTTTTTCTTGCTATCTCCTCAAGCTCTGATTCACTATAATTCTGCATCTTGCCCTCGAAATTATGAAACTTGTTATTTTTACCCTTATTTTTATTTGTAAACACCTTGTCCACAGGTTTGTCCACAGGTTTTTCTTTCAAAGGGTATATATCCTGCCAACTATTGAAAAGACTTTTCTCTAAAACTTCTATCTTTTCATCCTCGGTTTTTCCGATACTTTCAAGCTTTTTAATAAGTATCTCAATTCCTTTTTCATCAAGAGGTTTGCCGATTTCGCCCCTCATGTCTATAAAATCTATCAATCTTTCTTTCAATTTTCCATCTGGCAGATTGCCTATATAGATATATATATTATTATTTTCTTTCTTTATCCTGTTGGAAGTGCCGTTGCTTTCACTGTTGCTTTCGTCGTTGCTTTCACTGTTGCTTTCGTAGTTTTTAAAGTCTTGATAAACGTTGAAATTCTCTATTGTAATCAACATGCCCTTTGTTGCTTTCATTGTCGTTATCATCGTTGCTTTCGTCGTTGCTTTCGTCGTTGCTTTCGTAGAGCCTTCAAAATCAGGGTTCCTAAACCACTCTAAAATGTTGAAAATCTGGTCCTTTGTAGGCTTCTCCGTACGCACTCCGACTTTCCAAGCACAGTTATCAATTATTTCTTGATAACTAACCCATAGTTGTCCTCTTTTTAAATTCTTATAATCGCTATACTGAGCTCTTGAGAGTAGATATATCCAAACTTTCAAATATAAAGGCGGCTTACGCCAAATCTCACTCTCTATTATTTTTTTACTCAGCAATATATATCCACCTGGAATCAGCGGTTCCGCCACCATATCACCACCTTAAAAGCCAAATAAACTTAAATCCATTTCAATACCCGTGTTAGCTACTGCCGTGCGCACCCCTGTCAACTCCTCAACTTCCCTTTGAAACCTACCAGCATCTGAATTGCGGTCCGACAAGTGCAACAAACAAATATTTCTCACGCCTGACAAATCACTTGTCTTAAGAAAGTTTTTCACATTCTCAAGCTCAAAGTGACTTTTTAGGGTCCTATCCTTTAATGTTTTTGTAATTATTCCATCCGATACATTTTTATACAGTATGTCTTTTGCATAATTACACTCAATTAGAATGTTATTTAAACCTTGGAACGTGTATTCTATGTAAAATGTATCTGTCGCAAAGAGCGTAAGCCCCATTTCCGAATGATGTATTAAGAAGCCGACAGGGTCCGTGCAATCATGCTGTGTTTTAAACGCCATTACTGCATAACCGCCTATGCTGACTTTTTCAAGTTTCGGAAGTATGTGTGTCCTGTGATGCTCAATCGCTAAGACCGCCTTTGTACCTTCCGACATATAGCAATCTATTCCGGCATCAAGTAGTTTCTGAACGCTTTTGCTATGATCTCCATGCTCGTGACTTACAAAGCAGCCGACAATATTGCTTACGTCAAAATTCAAAGCTTTTTTAATTTCCCTTATGTCAATTCCACACTCAATTATGAGCGTTTCACCGTCATTGGCTTGGAACAGGTAACAGTTCCCGGAGGAGCTGCTACCTAATATTTTGAGTTTCATTTTAGAAATCCATGCCAACTATTTCAACCTGTCCATCACCTTCATCAACAAGCACCGTCATTTTTTCCTGCTCTTCATATTGCACGTTCACCGGAGGTCTATTTTGAGGAGTATCAAACCTCACAGGCTTTCTATTGGCATTATTCTCAATTTCCTTTTCTACGGCCTTTTCAGGTTCAACAACCTCTGCCTCTTGGAATTCTTCTTCCGTGTATAGACTTTCGAGTTTCGTCGGAAACGCCTCTCTTAAAGCTTGTACAATTGCAACCTTACGTATCATGGTTTTAGGCATCTTATTCCAAGTGCTTTGACCTGTGGCGTATTCTTCTAAATTCACCTTTGCGGATATGGGAAATTTCCTGTCTTTTCTGTAAACATCGCACCAACCACCAAGCAATGTATCAGTCTTAAGTATGAAACTGCCCTCAATCTCCTCCACTTCTCCGTCTCTGCCAATGATAAGACCTGCCTTAAAGCCGTCATACAGAGGGTCTTCCTCAGCTCTTCTCATAAATGCGCCTTTAGCTGTGATATTCTGCGCTGGTTTCTTTGCGTCATACTTAACCAAATAAGCCTCATTGTTCCAAGGATTCAGATAATTGTATTTGCACCAGTTCATGAACAAAACAACTTCCTGCTCCGTTACATTCTCATTGCCCCTTGCAAGATAATTCTTTACTGTTGCCATGGACAGGGCAATTTTCTCGCCCCCAACCTCATACACTACAGCTTTGTTTTCGTTTGTTTTCTGCGGCACCTGTGCCGCTGTGCTTACATTGTTCATCCTTATTTCTCCTTTCCAATCTCTAAAATTATTGTTTCAATTTCTATTTCCTGCAATATACTTTTGGACAGTTCATCCGAACCGGGATTAGTTGATTTTAAATCCTGAGAAAATACATCCAAGGCCGCCACCACTAAAGGAATATCGTTTTTTGTAATTGGTCCCAACGACCCTGTAATTGTATTGAGGTAATGCTCTAAGCCTTGCCTTACAAGCTCGGAGCAATTTTTCGGACCTACTTCGACTGCTCTTTCTACAAAAGATTTTCCTATCATTTACTTACCTCCATAATTTCAAATTTCTTTCTGATTGCCTTATATAACACCCTATTTTTCACTAAATGATGCATTCTTATAAGCGACCAATTTTGAAACCAACCCATGTGATATATGACATTTCCAAGATAGATAAATTCCTGTTCTGCAAGTTCATCAAGGCTTGTAATAAGTTCACCCTTCCGGTACTTGCGTTTCTTTTCGAGCTTTTCGTAATATTTCTTCATCTTTTCGCTGTCAGCCCAACAATCCTCGCAAAAGTGAAGCCTATACACATCTTCAAACTCCTTCTTGCAGATGCGGCATTTGTTTTTTACCTTTGAAAGTTCCATTACGCCGCCTCAGTTCTGAGAGCCTTGTCTTTGCTTACAATCAAGTTAATTACTTGGCTATCCGTTTCAATCAGCCTGTTTACCGATTCCCTATTATCAAAGAAGATAGGGCAAGTCATTCCATAGTACCTATTGAGCGCGTTTATGATGTCCAGTCCCGCGTTGTATCTTGCTGCATTATTAGCATCCGAGAATGGCACACCATTTATAAGAGCCTGACAAGTCTCGCTTATGCCGCCGTTCACTTGCACGTCAAACATTTTGAACGTCACATACTTGAACGTACTATTGATTTTCTCTTCCAACATACTGACTTTTGTTCTTATGAACGTCTCGGCAAGATATTCATGTCCCTCTAATTCTGCCATTTGCGCCGCAAGCGACCTCTCTTGAGATTTAAGCTCCTTTATTCTTTCTTGTGCATCAGCTATAGCCTTTTTACTGCTCAAAATTTCGTTGATTTTCTCAAGCTCATCTTGATATTCGTTATACTGCGTTCTAACCCGGCTATCTTGTTCTAGGGGCAGAAGATTTCTTTCTACAGAGGCAATTTGCTTTTTAAGTTCACTGTATTCTTGGTCTGCATCATAATTAACGGTGTGTTCTCTGCTTTCCTCAACATTTATAGTCATTTGAGTATCAATAATTTCCTTACTCAACTTCGTAAGCTTCAATTCATTTTCAATTATCAGATTATTAAGTTTGTCGTTTTCTTCATGAAGCTTTACAACTTTCTGCTTTCTCCATTTGCCTTGGCTATTGATTTCTTCGAGTTTTTTAAGCTTATTACTCTTGAAATTAGCTAATAATCCAGAGAGTTGCTTCTGCATATCATCAGCCGGCAATGCTTGTCTGCAGGTAGGGCAAACAAAGTTTTCACGATCTGGCTCAACAAATGGATCCTCAAATATTTTTGTGTAATCCTCTCTGTATTCCTGCATTTCTTTTTGAAGCTTCTCGATTTCTCGCTGGCTACTTGTAATTGTATCAATGTAATTTTGATTAACTTTTTCAAGAGTGCTTTTCTCATGATTTAATTCAAGTAATGTCATTTTCCAATCATTTAAGACTTTCATGGAATCTTTTTCAATTCGGAGTTCCATATCTTTCAGTTTCATTTTCATGCTGCTGATTTCAACTTGCTTTTTCGCAAATTCCTGAGCGATTTTCTCCTGACTTGACATTGCATTGCTCAGATAATCCATATCTCCCTTTATCTTTGCCCGTTCTTTTTCAAGTGCGTCGTAATCTATATCATCTGCAAGGACCGGTAAATTCAAGTTAATTTCATCGATACGTATAGGTATAGCTTTTAGTTGCTCATTAATTTTCTTCTTGTTTGAGGCTGTGATTGCCTTGAAATCGTCTATTGTATTACCTTTTAGAACCTCTGCGAGCTTGGACAATTCTTTTGCGGACGAAATTACATCTGCATCCGTAATATCTCCAACAATGTCCAAGAGTACTTTTCTTCTATCTTGCCAATTCAAAACTGTATTAAAATGCATAGGATTTGTTAAAAGCTTAAACACACCTTCATCGATTATTGAATTAATATGCTCCTTGTACTCCTTTTCTTTCTTCGGAACCTCGTTTATGAAATACTCCGTAGTGTTTCCGCTGAATATTGAATCTGTTCCGCCGCGTTTCTTAACCCAGCTTTCCTTTAATACTCTGCGAAGCAATACTTCTTTTCCGTCAGCCTCCAGGATGCCTTCTACGGTATGCTCAAGACCATGCATTACATTATTATCCTTGTCCAAAGTTTTGACGTTAAAATCGGCTCTGTTGGCGCTGTCCTTGCCGAATAGTAGCCACGTGAAAGCATCAAACACCGTAGTTTTTCCTGATGCATTCTCGCCGAATATATTTGTCTCTTTTTGAAAGTCTATTGTCATATCCTTGATGCCTTTGAAATTTGTTAGTGTTAGCTTTTTAAGTTCTATGTTCATTTTTCCTCCTTGTATTGCTTGATTTAATTTGCTATAATAAATTGATTAAATTTTTACTTTGCCGCTACTGTTCCCGCAGTGCGGTGTTTTTTTATTTTTGGCAGGCTTAATTTCTTCCTGTAGTATCTTGCTGTGCTATCGCTCACGCTTGTTATTTTGGCTATTTCGCTATCGCAAAGCCCTTGATTATAGTACTCCAAGTACTTTTCACACGTGAGCCGCTTGTTCGAGCTTCTATCCGGCTTGTACTCCGAAACCTCAATACCGTTCCTGTTGAGGATATCTATTATTGTTTCTTTGTCCAAAAGTGTGAGCTCGTGAATTAACTTAATTCTGTCCCGCCACAAGTCCGCATTCTTATAAAAATTACAGATCTCTCTTTCTGAATAAACCATGTCCGATTCTTCTCACCTCCTAAATCGCAATTTCCGTATATCTTTCCCTGTAATTAGCCCTCGTAAGAGCTTCCGAAACAGGCGGCGATACACTATTTCCTAACTTTTCATTTTGGTCTGCTCTGCTTATTGGATTTCCATGCTCATCATGAGTAAATACATAACTTTCTCTGAATCCCTGAGCTTTAAACTGTTCATGTGTTTGCAACATCCTCATGCAAATATCTGAAATTTGATACTTTTCACCCTTTACCATTACTAATCCAAATCGCTCTTTGGTTGTGATTGTATGCAATGGCTCATTCAATGACTGCCCGACTGCATCCCCGTAATACTTGATAAGAAAAGCTTGTACTAATCCGAAGTGTCCGGGGCTTGTTGTAATCGTGTGAAGCGGTTCTTTCAAACTCTGTCCTATTCCTGATTTGTAAAACTTGGTTATAAAAGCACTCACAAGCGCATACCTGGGACTTGTATCGAGTGTCATCAACGGCTTAGTTAATTCCTGTCCCCTAACATCATATTTTGATGTTTCAGAGTGATATTGAATTAAAAATGATGCTTTGTCATCCAATATGTATGGCTCAGGATTATCGATAATAAACTTTTTAACTCCTAATGCAATACGTCTCATTGTCTTTTCGGCAAGTGGTCGCTTGGCTGTAATACCATATTCGTCCTTAATTTCTTTCGACGTTGCAAATATACTCGGGCAAGGAATACTCCAATCAATGCACTCTCCTGCTATTCGCCAAGGTTTCAACAATCCAAGACGTACCTCCATTTGTTCAGGGTCGCCGTGAGTTGCTTCAGGCCATACTATTTTTTCACCGTCACACCTTGCTATCATGAAAAGTCTTTTTCTTGTCGTAGGCGCTCCGTAATCGCAGGCTCTTAATTCTCTAAATTGGACCTCATATCCTAATTTTTTCATTGAATTAACAAATTTATAGAACGTTTCACCTTTTTTGCTTGAATCGGGCGTTAGTTCGCCTTTTTCATTTTTTATCAGCGGACACCAGTCCTGAAATTCTTCCACATTCTCAAGCATTATTATTCGAGGTCTTACAAGTTTCGCCCACTTAACACCTACCCATGCCAAACTTCTTACTTCTCTGCCTTTTCTGTCTATTGGTTTGTTCCTTGCCTTGCTAAAAAATGTACAGTCAGGAGACATCCACAACAATCCTACAGGCCGACCTTGTGTGGCTTCTATTGGGTCCACTTTTCGCACATCCTCAATATAAAACTTTGTTAAGGGGTTATTTCTTTTATTCATGGATATTGCAACGGGGTCGTGGTTTATGGCTATATCAATGTGTCTTTTGGTAACCGCTTTAATTCCTTCGTCCGAACCTCCTGCTCCTGCAAATAATACAACTGTTAATTCTCTCAAAACGTCCTCCTGATAATTGTTATTTCAAAACATAAACCTTCGCCATATGCCGTCCGTTTGCTAAAGCGACATTCACGTCGTCAACGAAAACGTCAAGCTTATTCCCTTTTATAGCCGAGCCACTGTCACGAACCACCCTAAATCCGACGCCCTCGATAAACAAGCGCGTACCAGGTTCAAAAACCATCCAGTCAGCAGCCGCAGTATATCCTTCAAGGACGAAGTCTCCGCTTGCCGTGATTCCATAAAACGGGTCGTCAGGTATCTTTCCAGTGCTTTCAGGCCCTGCCGTATAATAACTAACATCAAATTCACCCGCATACTCACTTGTCACAAAATCACGCATTAGCATGTCTTTATCTGAAACAATCCGCTTTGTGTAAGCTAATTCAAGCTTTGTCTGCTCATGCTTTTCCTTCTCATCAAGATACCTGTTCTCAACCTTAATCAATCGGCTCTCGTAATTCTGAATTTCAATTTTATGTACTTTATCCGACTGCTGCATCACTAAAACCAATGCACCAAGCAGGAATAATTGTAGTAGTAAAAATATTTTATTTTTCAATGTTTACCTCCGTTAGCCAATGCCAAATTTGATTTTTAGCGGCCCACTCAATTAATTCCTTTTCTTCACCCTCAAAGAAATATTTTGTGTCAAGTCTTCTTTTATAATGTTTGTTTGTACACACTGCCTTGATTTCATAGATAAATCTTCTTTCCAAAACACCTATAAAATCAAGAACTGCAATAATTTGCTCAAATTAGCCACTTATAGAATATTCTTTATAGTAATTATTGGCCTCGTTTCTGATTAATACTATTCCCTCTCTGACTTCCACAAATTCCAAAGACTTTATTTTTTCTATAACTTTTTCTCTTTGTTCAGAATAAGTAATCAATTTACCTTTAGGCAGCCAACTTTAAGCTTGTCCGTAAATTCCTTAATCTTCTTCATCTGCATCGCTCCAATCAATTTTTTGTCCGCAGTTCGGGCAATAAAGCCCTTCCACGCAGTTATCATCTTTTAAATATGTGCCACAATCGGGACAGCAATCATCTGTATTCGGTTTCTTTGATATCTGTTTTTTAAGGGCTTTAATTGCTAAGTCGCACACTTCATCCGCGTCATCGTCAAAAGGAATTATTGAATGACTGCTTAACCTTGCTATCGCCTTTTCAATCTCCATTCCGTTTAATCCTCCCAATCTTCACAGATATCATCCTGTTTTACGTTGTTGTCAAACAGCCTACATATGCCTTTATACTTACATGTTCGCTTGTACCATTTACAGCTGTTGCAGTTCATTTCGTAGCCTCCAATTTTTCTAAATATTTTCTCGGGTCTTTTACCTTGCCGGAAAATCTTATGTTTTTCATAGTGCCTCCTTAATTAAAGTGCTTGTCCAAATACTCGTCAGTTCGATTCATATCAACTCGTATTCCTCTCCTCTTTCCCATGCGCTTAACCGGGAAATCTTTAGCATTTACAAGTTGATATGCGTATGAAACGCTGAAATCGTAATGCTCTCTGAACGTTTCAACCGTTACCCAGTTTTCCTTTTGTTGAATTGCTTTTGCCATTTTTTCCTCCTTGGTTTTGTAGTGTGGATTAAGCTGTAAATTCTAAATACGCTAATTCTTTGAATGCCTCTAACTGCTTTTTACAGTCTTGATAAATTTCCTTGTAGTGCTTGTCTGTCATTATTCCGTTATCTACAACATGGAGTATGATGTTTTCAATTAACGATAGATTGTTAAGCTGCGGTATCGTTGCTTCGTCCCTGTTTGTAACCCCAGCAGTTTTGTTCGCAAGCTTTGAATATGTAACATATAGCTTGTCCGCATGTTCACTGCCTTGACCTTTGGCGTATTCAACAAGCGTTTTGATTGTGTCTGTCTCCGCTTTTCGGGTAAGCTTACCTTGGCGTCTTGTTGCAATCCAAGCTTTCGACTGTTTTTCAAGAATGAATTTCTCCATCTCATTAAAGGCTTTTATATACTCCAATTTCCACTCGAGAGCATCCTTGCCTGTAAATCCCATTACTAATAGTGAAAATCCATCACGATTCATTAAATATTTTGGATACCTCTGTCCGTTTTGCTTCTCTATGTAATAAGATTTGTAAAAATAGGTGTCCCCATTTTTGGGGAGACCCCTTAATAGATTTTCAATGGCTCTTATTACCCTGTCATGTCTTTTGTGAAATTTTTCTGCTACCTCTAAACTGTCGCATACCGCCTCATCATTTTTTAATAAAACAAGCTCATCTATTGTTATCAGCTCCTTTCTTTAATTTTAGTAACTTATTTAGTTACTTTGTCGGCAAAAAAAATTTCTACAGGATTTTCAATTTTTAGTAAATCAATCATTATTTGAATCTCGTTGCTACCAAAAACACCAATTTTCATTTTTTCATAAAATGTTTTTGGAGATATTCCAATTGCCTCAGCCACTTTACTTTGGGATAATCCATTTTTAGCAATTATTCCACGTAATTCATCTGTTTTTATCAAATATAACTCTCCTTTCTTGTTGGTATCTTATTAAGTTACTTTGATTATATCACACAAAAGTAACTTGTCAAGATATTTTTTTATTGACTTATAACAAATTTGTGCTATAATTAAGTTACTTATTTATATTAAGGAGCGTTTATAATGACTGTTGGAGATAGAATAAAAAGTATAAGAGAAGAAAAGAAAATAACTCAAGAAGAATTAGCGAAGCAAATAGATTCTACAAAACAGACAATATATAAGTACGAAAACGGAATAATCACCAATATACCATCAGATAAAATCGAAAAGATCGCGGAATTCTTAGAAGTTACACCCTCTTACCTTATGGGGTGGGATAATGAAATCCACACTATAGCAGCTCACCATGACGGAGAAGAATGGACAGAAGAAGAGCTGGAAGATATAGAAAACTTTAAAAAATACGTCTTAAGTAAAAGGAATAAGAAATAACTTCTCGGGGGAGGACATACTATGACAGCATATGAAGAGCTGTTACAGGAAGCAGAAGATAATGATATTGAAGTTATAGAGTTTACGTTTCGCGGCAGCAATAAAGGGATGTATGCAGACAGTGTTATCGCTATTAGAAAAGATATAGATACTACCACAGAAAAGAAATGTATCTTGTGTGAAGAATTGGAACACGCCTACGCAACCGTAGGTGACATTACAGACTTGAAACCTGTCCAAAATCGCAAGCAAGAACAAATAGCAAGGAATCACTCATATGAAAGATTAGTACCCTTAAAATTGATTATAAAGGCATCTGTAGAATGCTGCACAAACTTACATGAACTCGCTGAATACATAGACGTGACAGAGGAAGTTTTAAAAGAAGCTCTTGAATACTATCAGAATAAATACGGTCTTTACAAGGAAGTTGACAACTATTGTGTTTACTTCTCACCATTGACCGTTTGTAAATATGAATATAAAAAATAGCACCCGGTACTGCAATACCAGGTACTATTACATCACACTTGCCGCAAAGGACAAATGCACACTAAAAGTAATGATATTATACCGCATAATCCTTTGTAGCTGCAAGGATTATTTTTTATACCTAAAAATAGGAGGAAAGGATTAAATGGCTAAGAAAAAGAAACGAGCCGATGGGCGATATTGTAAAAATATCACAATAGGTAGAAATGATGATGGCAGCTTAAAAAGAAAAATGGTGTACGGCGACACTCAGGCAGAACTTGATTTAAAAGTAGCTGAATTATTGTTGCAAAGAGATAAAGGAATGGTTATTGATGATAAGAACAAAACTGTAGATGTATGGGCCGATGAATGGCTTGAAACGTATACGACGCATCTTAAAGAAGGTACAAAAAATAACCACAAAAAAATGATCAATAAGTATATAAAGCCGAATTTTAAGGGCGTAAGATTAAAGGATTTAAAACAGTTTCAGGTGCAAAGTACTCTAAATAAAATAACTGCACCAAGTCAACCTAAACGATTTCTGATAACCTTAAATTATATTTTAGATACAGCTGTCGAAAATGACCTTATTACCAAGAACGTTGCCAAAGGATTAAGCTCTCCTAAATTTATAGAAAAAGAAAAAGCACCATTAACCGAAAATGAAATTAACAAGATTAAAGCCACTGTTTTTATAATCCGGGATATATGCATTTTTTTGATTTATTCGGGTTTAAGAATAAGTGAATTGATTAATTTAACATGGCAAAATGTAGATATAAAGAATAAGAAGCTCTACATTGTTGGCGATGTTAAAACCCCACATAGCAATAGAACTGTACCTATATTTGAGCCAAATCTAAAAATATTAAAGGCGTTAAGTAGGAAAAGGGTAAAAAACATAGAACCTGATATAGATTTTGTATTTTTATTTCGAGGTGAAAAGCTCAATCCAAATATATTAGCTAAACAACGTTATGAATATTGCGAAATGTGTGGCTTTGATTTTACATTCCATCGTTGCAGACACACATTCGCAACAATACTTTATAACGCAGGCGTAGACATTAAACAAGCACAAGAGTGGCTTGGTCATTCTAATTTTAATACAACTATGAATATTTACACTCATTTAAGTGAACAGAATAAAATCAATTCTACCGATAAGGTTAATGAGTATTTAAAGTCAGTGTGA